CCATTTTTCTTTTGTAGGGTGTATTATTCCTTTGTGAGCATGTGTCCACTCTCCAGGCCAAAGAACAGTTCTACCTATTTCACATTCTGTAATTTGATTTTGAAATGGAAATAAAGTTCCTGCATTTTCTACAGTATTAAGATATGTCATAAAAACCATTACTCTATGTGAACAACTTGGCATACTTCTTTCACAATGTAACAATCTATATCCAGCATTTGGTTTATAGTATTGTAATAGTATATTTTCCATTAAAGAAAACTCACTTATCAAACGACTTAACTCTGGATAAATACTTAAATATTCATTTAAGCATTCTTGTAATGCTTGTTTGTATTTATTAAATGGATACTCTTCTAATCTTCTATCAATAATAATATCTTGTGAGTCTTTTATTTCTTTTATAACACCACCTCCACACTCACCTTCAGTTACCATATGAGGGTGATCTTTAAAGTATTGAATAATATCTTTACATATTTTTTTATCTATAAACTTTTGATAGATAAAATCTTGCATTACAGGTTTATTCATTTTGGTAATACCATGTTCCAATCTAACTCTTTCATTAAGTTATCTATATTAAAATCTTTTTCTTGTTTATCTTTTATGTATTGATGTAGTTCTTCAATATCTAATATAATCCATTGATCTTTAAAATCAAATACCATCTTTTCTGCTTTGGTATTAAAGTTTCCTATCTTACCATAATCATCTTGTTTAAACTTTCTTAAAGGTCTTAAATCAAATTTATATGGTCTATTAGTTTTACCATGTAGAATACCTTCTACATCCCAGTCTTCATTTTTATCTGGGTATTTTATTTCTTTTAATAATTTTAAAAATTCTTTAGACATTTCTTTTTACCATATCACAAGGCAATCCAGGATGTTCTCTCTTGTCATATATATTATTGTAAGAAGAATTATCTACAATCTCATTGTAGTGTAAAAATACTTGTGCACAATTATCACCGTTAAATTTTTCTCTCCAATGTTCTAAGTCTTGACCTCTGTATATTAACATGTCGCCAGGATTTAATTTTATTTCTATACCTTTCATACCTACTTCACCTGATGGTTCTAAACATATTGGCCATTTGTCTCCACCAAGATTCATTGTAGCAGATACTTCACAACTAAATCTATCTTTGTGTCTGTGTAACACATCTCCTTTTTTATAAATTCTAGCGTATGAATATGTTGGAAGTAATTTTAATTTTGTATGTTTTTCCATTATGGGTTGACACTTTATTAACAAAGTTTCCATAGCAATATCTGCATAATGAGAATAAGACCCTGGAGCTTGAGGATCATTCCATGAACCCCATTCATGTGCAAAAGGTGAAATATATTTTTCTTTCATTAATGTTTGACATACTTGTCTTTTCATTAAGAAATAATTGTAAACAAAAATAGCTAACTCTTTACTTATTGCTTTCTTTATAACCAAATATTTATTTTTTTTTAAACTCATACTATTGAAATGGATATCCTAAATTCCATAATACTAAAGAATATCTTGTTCCTTTTCTTACTGGTGTGACCCTATGCCAAACAAAACTAGGAAAAACAACTATAGATCCTCTTTCTCTTATTTCTTTACATTCATATATTTTTGAAGGGTCATTTTGATTTCTAAATTGAAACTCTAATTTTCCTCCAACATAATCTTTTGGATCTGATAAAGATATAATTGCAGAAAGCTTTCTTATCTTATTATGATATCTGTTATCGTTTGGTGTATCATATGGTTTATTCCAAGAGTCACAATGCCAAGAATAGTGTTGATTTAGTTTATATTTTGTAAACTGTATATCTTCAGAAAAGTCCCAAATAAAATTCCAACCTGCTCTTTGATTAGCATCATTAATAAATGGATGTAATAAATTATAAAGCCATCTATCATTTAACCATGTAACATTTGAGTTTCTTTGTTTTAGTAAATCTTTTGTTTCTTTTTTACTTAATGGTTTTGTATCTATATCTTTTCTTGTTTCTCCAATAACAGCTATTTTACTTTGGTCTTTTTTGAGATGAGCAAGTTTGATTATGTCATCACAAATTTTATCAGATAAAGGTTGTTTGTACCACCAGTAATGATTATTTAAGTTCATAAGTTTGTGTTAAAATATAGTTTGGTTGTGATGATGTATTTCGTTTAAACTGATATCTTAGACACGATGGAAACATAACAAATGCATTTGTATATAATGGTACGGTTACTCTTTCATCTTTGTGTCTGTTGTTATCAAACTCAATTACTACTGTGCATGAATCTTTATTTACATTTACACCAAACAAAAAAGTATAGTCAGGTGCATTTTTTAAATCCATAAGATCAGCTTGTCTTATTAGATCTGTACCTTCATATCCATTTTGAATATATCCAATTGCATCTTTCTGTCTTATAGGCTCTTTTGCTTTTTGTCTGTAGAAATCTCTTATGTAAGAACTGATAATGTCTAAACTTCTAGAGTGTCTAAATTGTTGACTAGGATCATTTGCATGAACTAATATGTCTGCTCTTAAAGTTTCAAAATCTATTTTTATACCTTCAGGTAATTTTAAACCACCACTGTATACGGCAGTCTCTGCTAAAACATCTTTAAACATTTGTTCTTTCTAATTATGCAATAGTATTATTTAAATCCCATTGTTGATCAGTTTCGTTCCACTCATATCTCCAACCATGTGTGTTTGCTGCATTTTGTGCTTCTTGTTCTGCAGTTAGAGATGGTTCATCACCTGCAGGTGATTTCCAAGATGCTGATGGTACATCTTTTACCCAAGATGGATAAGGTTGAATATCCCAAAAAATATTATTAGCTGAATCCCATGTACCACCAATGATAGCATAGTTTCCTCTAAAAGGTGTGCCACCTAATTTATGTTGGTTCTCCCAAGTATTGTATGAAGTCTGTACCCATAAATTTGCAGGCCAGTTATTGTGTGTAAATAAATATTGTTGACCTTCTGCTTCTGTTGCAGCGTCCTCATTGTTTACATGTAAAACGTCTATAACGTTATTTGATTCATCAATTTTTGCGAAATGTGCCATATTAAAATCCTCACTATTAGTATTGAGATTTATACTCTATTTAAATTTAAAAGTCTAGGCTATTATTGAGTCTCCTATGCCATAGGGAGCTGTGGGTTGTGCATTGCAAGCTATAGAGTATCTAGGTCTATTACTTAAATTAGGCTGTATTTGATGGTACAAATAAGCAGGAAAGACGACTAAAGACTTATCTCTAGGTATGACAGAATAGTTACCTGCATTATATGGATTGTAGTTTTCAACCTCTAGCTCATATCCATGAGGAGTATAATTGTAATTATAGAAGGTTATGTGAGAGTGACTATCATAACATTGATTATAATATACCGCAGAATACATATTATTAGAATGTTTATGTCTAATTGATTCTTGTCGTGTTTCACATTTAGTTGCCCATGAAGTAGTTATCTTTAGATCATTCTTTTTATATTGCATTATTTTTTCATTAAAAAAATTTAATGATTCTAATATTTGTTTATTTAACTTATTAAATGCTTTGTCTTTAAATAGATATAGGTCAGTGCTTATAAAACCTTTACCATCTTGGATCATTCTATAATCTAAATTAGTAATTATTTTTTGTATTTTTTTCTGATATGCGTCGTCAATATCTAAATCAAATATACATACAGGTATTCCAAATAATGGTAATGTTTCTTTTAACAATTAATTCTTTCTTTTTTATATAATATTACTGATACTTATATCTAAATATTACGATTCCGCTACCACCAGATCCATTGAAGCCACCGCCTCCGCCACCAGTATTTGCTGAACCTGATCCTCCAGAACCTGCTCCTCCGCCTGTTCCACCGTTTCCAGATCCTCCTGGTTGTACACCTGCAGCTCCACCTCCGCCATAAGCAGAAGATGATCCTGAGATAGAAGTTGTTGCTCCGTCTCCTCCGTCACCAGCTTTTCTATTGTTTGGTCCGTAGTTACTACCTGGATCAGTAGCACCACCGCCACCTCCCCCAGCTCCGTTTCCGTCTGAGTTTGATCCGTTTCCACCAGGTGTTCCTTGAGGAGGTGATACACTCGGTGAGTTACCGCCACCACCTGATCTAGGTCCACCGAAGGTTCCTCCACCTCCGCCCCCAGATCCACCTGAGCTTCCGTTTTGGTTGAATGATCCACCTTTACCACCACCTGAACTTGAGATAGGGCCACCTGTAGATGAACTTCCAGATCCATTTTTACCGGCACCGCCTCCGATTGAGACAGGGTATGAAGTTACAGATGCTGAGATTGCTGAGTTAGAAGCAATTGGACTTGATGACCAATCTCCTGGTGCATTAGATTCTCTAACACCTCCAGCTCCTCCGCCACCAGTTGGTGCTCCACCACCTCCAGCTACAACTAAATAATCAAAAGAATCAGAACCAGCTGCGTTTCCAACTGTGTTAACAACAAAGTTTCCTGGTCCTGTGAATGTATGAATTTTGTAATCTCCACTTGTAGAGACTGAACCACCAGATGCAGTCATAAATGCTGCAGCAACAGCTGCTCTGAATTGTCCAACAGCTATTTGTCCAGATGAAGGAATAGGTCCATTTGGTGCAGGTGCACCTGCAGGAACTAAAGGTCCTCCAGAATAATATTCTGATATTGCAATAGGATTAGAACCACCGAATTCGGTTTGGATGCTTGAGAATCCAACGTTGTTTGAAGGGACTGCCATTAATTAATTCCCCTTTTTAGCTGATAAAGTATCTACCTTGTCTTGTAATTTTTTTACTGCTTCGATTAATAGACAAGTTAGTCTGTCATATTTTACTGCTTTGATACCGTTTGATCTTTTTGCAACGGCTTCTGGTAAAACTTTTTCAACATCTTGAGCGATAACTCCAACGTCTCTTTTTCTAACAAAGTATCCGTCTTCACCACCCTGTTTGTCTAACCATTCTGGTTTCCAATCAAAAGTAACACCATTTAATTTTTTAATAGCTTCTAATGGATTTGGAATGTTAACAACATTTTCCTTCAAAGATTCATCAGAAGAATAGAAAGCTGTAATATCATCTGTAGCTCTAATTTGACCTGTTGTACCTGAAGCTGCAGTTCCAACTCCGAAAGAATCGAATTGAACATCGTCTCCTGTATCTAGTGCTAAAGATGCTCTTGCTGTAGCTCCTGATTCAGCAACAAAAGCTGAACCGTTACCTACAATAAAATTACCATTAGTATTTGCTAGACCTGCGATGTTTGCAAGGTTAGCATTGTAAGCTTGTATATCTGTTCCAACTATTAAACCTGCTAAGTTATTATTAACTTCAACAATGTTTGTTCCGTCAGAATATAAAATTGCATGATTTTTTTCAGTTCCAGAAAAAGTAAAACCTGTTCCTGATGAAGTTTTAAATACTACGTTATGTGCTCCTGAAGTACCATTGTGAACAATGTAAGTTTTTTCTACACCATCTGGAACAACAACGTTAACGTTTCCAGAAATAGTTCCTGTTAATTTAATAACAGCATTTTTACCATTTGATACAGCACCATTTGTAAATGCTAAAGTAGCACCTGAAGCTGCGTCTACTGTTTGATATCCACCAATTGCTTGTTCTAGGATTAATAAGTTAGTGTTAGTAATTTGTCCCCAAGTTCCTGAGTTTTCACCAGTTGCTTGTACAGTTAATTTTAAACTAGCTGATGTTGAGTTTGCCATAATTTAAATTCCTTATTTGTTTTAATTTACTAAAAAATAGAGTTTCTGTCAAACTCATTATGCAGCTCTTGTTGTGACTTCCTGCCAACCAGGAGGATCTGTAGGCGCTGAACCTGTATTAATTTCACTCCATATTAGAGTATTAGCTGTATTTAACGCCATTGTCAACGGTAAAGCTGTTAACGTTATATTAGCATCTCCAACAACACTTTCTTCACTTAAAGTTGCAGTTATTGGTATTCCAGTTGTAGCAGCAAAAGTTACAGGAAGAGCTACAGCTGTTCCTAATGCAGCTGTCGAAGCAATACCTGTTGCAGTAACGTTAGCATCTGCTTGGAATACAGATCCTGTAGCCAGAGTTATACCAAATCCAATTCCTGTAACTGTAGCATCAGGACTTGGATCTACTATTCCTAAAGTACTAGTTGCTCCTATACCAGTTAGAGTTACATTAGAATCTGCTGTAACTGCTTCATTACCTAAGTTTGCTGACATTGCAATGCCAGTTACATCTACAAACTCCCATTCACCTGTAGCACCATATTCAAATTGACCCCAGAAATATCTACCCCAACCTTCTAAGTTATAAGCTTCAATATTTCCTACAGAACCTGTTGCACCTATACCAGTCAACATAGCATCAGGACCAGCATCAGCTGTTCCTACACTTGCTGTTGCTAAGAATGTAGAAGTTAATTGTATTTCAAAAGATATTTCTACACCTGATAGAACATTAAGTGTTGATGTTATTGGAATTCCAGTAACTTGATGCGGAGCATCTACACTTACTGTTTCATTACCTAGTGTAGCTGTTGCAGCTAAACCTGTAAGAACAACATCACCTGCTTCACCCCAAGCATTATCACCCCAAGTTAATCTACCCCAACCAACGTTAATTTCACCAGCTGTAGTTTCATCACCTAAAGCAGCTGTTATTGCAATACCTGTTACTGGAGCATCTGAATCACCATTAACTGATTCATTACCTAAAGAAGCGGTCATGGCTAGACCTGTTTCCGTAACATCTACATCTGTAAAAGCGGTTTCATTTCCTAATGTAGCTGTAGCTCCAATACCTGTTACCATTGCATCAGGAGCTGGATCAATAGTTCCTTCAAATGCAGTCATTGCAAAACCT